GGCGCCTGAGGCATCGGTGCGATTGCGTCAGGGCGGGTCACGTTGACCAGGCCACCGACGCGGTTATCGATAAGCTCTCGGGGATTGCTGAGGCCACCTTTGGTGACCATGTAGCGCGGGTTGTTCGTGATCATCGCATGATCGAGGATCGACCTGGTCAGGACGGTCCTGGCATTCTGCGTGTCACACAGACGATCAGCGAAGTTGGCGCCGTAGAATGAATGAGGTGTCGGCAGCGGAGCGAAAGTGACGAATGGGCGCTTGTCTACTGGCTCGCATTCGAGCAAGACGCCGCCGGCCTTCATGACCTTGTAGAGGTAGGCTACACCAGTGCCCTCTTTGTCCAGCATGATGTAGGCTTCGTGCACCATAACCGACCGGACTTGGTCCTGGTAGCCGTTGTTGTTATAGCCACGGTTATCGTCAACGCCTTCGTAACGTGCCAGGACTTCGGGATCTGTCTGATACTCGGAGTTGTCGTCGCCGCCAATGCTATCGATCAGGTCATCGTCGTAGCCCATCTCGCGCAGCTCGCTGATAGTCATGCGGCTGCGGTGAGCACAAAACGTACTGTCCTCGAGGGAACGTGCCTGAGCTTCGACAATGAATGCCTCAGGCTCTAGCGCCTCGATGCAGACTTTACTGGCATCACGCTCGATGGAGATCTCACCGGACAGGAGACCAATGTCGTCGCTTTCGCTGTCTAGCAGCTCGACGCCGTCTTCAGCCAGGAGCATATCCAGCTCGTCCTGCGTGAGGTTCTCGAAGGTCTGCGTCTCGGTCTCTACCTTGTCCATCCAGTAGACTTTGGCCACACCGACACGAGCCATGAGGCCATCGTGGATCACACTCTGGAAGACTGAAAAAGCATCGTTCTGCCGGAAGAGGATGAAGTTTGTGTACGCAGAGCAAACCTTGCTGAGCTCCACATCTTCTGGACCCTCTGGGGCGAACTTCACGATGTTAGATCCAGCCGAGAAAGTCTCGAGAAGGCCGGCAGTCATGGACTGAACGGCATTATAGACGTCCTGGCTCACATACCGGCTGTTGCCGTCGTGGGCCGGCTTGGGAAGCGTGGCGTTATAGTAGTCCTGTGTCTTCTGGCGTTCACGTGAAAGCTGGCTGTCATAGTATCCGGTAGAGGTGCGGATGTTGTCATCGACCATCTTAACGATGTCGTCATCACTCAGCGGTTTGTAATCCATTTACACCATCTCGACATATAGTTCTTGGGGTACTTCGACAGGCTCCCACGCGCCTTCATGCACATGGTTCGCCAATGCAAGAGACATGACTGTATCGTCGAAGCAAGAAGGCTCAGCTTCCATGCTGCCGGACTCGGTGACGATATAAGTCAGCATCTCTCGGATTGTGGTCTTGTCGTTCAACTCTAGCTCGTCCTCTCGCATTGAGGCGCGGAGCTGATCGATGACCAAGGGTTTAGTTTTCGAGGTTGTAGTAAAGCCGAGCTTTACAGTTTCACGGTCTGTGACTTTGTCTACCTGTACCTCTGTGTAGAAGTTGGGGTAGTTGAAGTCCTTGGCCAGCCTAGTGCAGGTCAGGATGCCGTGGCTGTTGTTCTCGACGATTATGTGAGCCTCGTTGTAGTACTCACCTATCGCGTACAGGATCTCAGCAAAGTAGTCAGGATGCACCTGGCCTCGCCAGGTTGCGACTTGTCTTTTCTTCGAGTCCAGGATCTGTGCGACCGAGTAGTCGCCGTTCCTGACACCCATAGCCACATCGGCACCGACCACATATCTTTCTCCTGGATCATGCTTGCAATAAGTCGTCAGCTCTCCACGGAGGTTGTGGACCCATTCGTCAGCCTCGAGCGCCAGGCGCTCTTCGACGTCACGAGCTTTGTCCAAGCATTCTGTGAGCTGCTCAGGGTTGAAGACAGGCCGGCCAGTTGTAAGGAAGGCCTCTTCTGCCTCTGCTGGGTACTCCTGCTTGAAAAGGTCGATACCGTTCTGTGCAATCTTGCGGCGCCGGAACATGAGCTGCTCGTCATCCAGGTCATACTTGGTGACAAGCTCCTCTTCATCCGGCGTCCGCTCGAAGTTAGCAGGGACTGCTTCGCGGTAGGTTGGATCTGCGAACCAGGGAATGAACACTGGCACAAAGCCGTTTGTTCCCTCTACCGCACCCCGCCATAGATCATGGAAGGTGCCGGTCACACCATTCGCGGTGGACTCGATAAATACAGCAGTGTTTTGCGTATTAGGGACCGCTTGGACGAGACCATTCCAAATGTCCTGGGCAGAAGATTTAGGCCAGAAGGCCAACTCGGATGCATGAACATGCGTGAGAGTTTCTCCACGACCGACGCTGTCACCGCCAGCCGTTGCGACCACATAGCTGCTGTCAAGAATGTCAAAGCTTAGTTCCCTTCGCGAAGAGTACTTCGTATGAGGTTTCAGGATTTCAGGGCAGTGCTCGTGATAGCGTTTGGTCATGTCAAACAGAGCCCTGGTGCTATCGGCATGGTGTGTGATTACCATGGCCTTTCGGGCCTTCTGCTGCGACACCGCGAAGTAAAGGTAGCCACCCACGTATGTGGACAGGCCCTGCTGCCTTGCTTTCAGGATGATGACCCTGATTTTGCCGTCTGTCGCGAGTTGTTTCCGTACCGCTTCATCCAGGATCTCCTGGGCAGGATTGAGCGACAGAGGGGAGATGTCGCCGGCCTTGGTACGGATAGAAAGTGCTGCTTTTGCGTAGAAAGGGAAGTCGTTGTAGAGACGCTTACGAACTGCTTTTAGCTTCGGATCCATCGTCTTCAATCAGTGAAGCAAGGAAGTCTTCGGCCTTAGATACAGCTACTTCGCTCTTCGATGCCGGCTTCTGCTTTGTGAAGTCCAAGACAAGACGTGCGGCTGCAAGTCGCTCGCGGGTCTCACCTGGTACGCGCATGACCTCGACGGCCGTTGTAAGGGCCTCCTTGGCGTACTCGCTTTCGATTTCAAACTTCTCTGCCATAATCTCTACTAGCTCCGTTGCTTCCTTTCTGATTTCGGCCCTGATTGGTTCGATTTCATGTTTACGAAACCCATCGGGCACTCCCCTTGGTCTGCCAGGGTTCTTGCGCTTCTTGCGCGACCACTCCTGGCGCAGCCTTCGACCCTCTTCTGTTTCCATCAAGGTCGAAAAGTAGTTCTTCTTTGGTGCTTTCTGCGGACATGGTCCCTGACCATAACGAGACCCCGACTTCCTGCGGGGGTGCTTTGGTGCGCCCATGTCCTTAGCTCCTTATGCTGTCAGTGCTCCTGCGCCCATCGAGAGGGCACCTGGATCCATGTCTTCTTCTTGTTCCTCGCCTTCTGCGATCAGCATGTTGGCAAGGACCATTGCGACGATTGACGCGAATGGCAGTGAGAAGAACTGAATGGTGGGGTTGTCGCGGAATGCAATCTGCAACAGACGTGCTGTCTTTGGCATCTCTTGCTTCGCGACTTCAGGGCTATGGAAATAGATACCCATCGCATCTGCAGCCATTTCCCAGGGCGTGTGGAAGTAGTTCGTTTCGCCCCGCCTAATGACACTATCCACTTCGCCTTGTGTGTATGCGCCTAGTGCTACGAGCTGCCGGCCTCGACCATAGTCTTGCCTGATGCTTTCACCACCTACCTGCCCTGCACGTTGCATTGCAACAATCTCAGCGACGATGTCTTGTGCATCTTGCTGTGAGATCTTGAGGTCTGCGTCACCACCGCCGGCAACCGCCAGAACCTGGCGCATTACATCGCGGAATGTGTCCGCGTAGGTTTCACGTTTAGATTTAGCGTCCAATTCAATGAACTTTGCACGGTTTAGAGAATAGATCTGGTCCTCGACCTTTTTAAGGTCTTTGTCTCTGGTGTCGACAAACCTGGTCTCGAAGGCGTGACCCAGCTCGTGCAATGCAGTGTAAAGCTGATAGCCAGGAGATGACTCCGATGTATTTACGCCAATCGCTCCACGAGCATAGACTGGGCCTCTGACGTTAGGGACAAAGAACCCTGCAGATCCTTTGACATCGGAAGGCTTTAGCTTGCGGTTGATCGCTCTACCGGCTCGGCTGGCTAGTTTTCCATGCGTGTCCGCAACAATCACTGCCACATTGATTGCTTCTGCGATCTTCTTGGCTGCGTCGATGTCAGGCACACCATTCTCAAACTCTGAGCCGGGCTTGCCGATCTCAAAGGCTGCTTTGACAGTGCGTGATGCTTGTTCGACTTCGGTGGGTGTAGGCTGGCGGCTGCCGGCTATGGGCGACGCTGCCAGTCCAGGAGCCCTTCCGAGCTGTCCATTATCTCCGGCTCCGTCGAAGTCGATGGGCTGGTTGTAGTTGAGGATACCGGCGTCAGGGCTGCCAGACCCTCGATCAGCTTGGCCATCTTGTTCGACGGTACCTGTTCCACTATCGACCCCATCTCGCTCTGCTGCGGGGAGTGCTTCTTGGATTTGCTCATAAGTCTTTCCCTCTTTCTCAGCTAGTAGCTTGGCTGCATCCAGATAGTCGTTGTCAGCGCCACGTCCAGGAGCGACACCGAGCAGTCTGAAGAGCTGCTTCTCTGGGTACCACATCAGCGCCTGGAAGTCTGCTGTATTTATGTCGTAGCCCTGGGATTGCAAGAGCTCGATGGCTCTCTTGGTGGCACGGCGCATCGCGCTACGCTCACCTGGTCCCTTAGGCTGCGCCTGGAGCTGCTGCTGCATGTTCTTGACGTGCGTACCAGTAGCTTTAAACAGTGCCGGCTTGGTGTGGTTGACGCCGTTCTCTTGCTTGTAACGCTTGTAGAAACGCTGGTAGGCCTTGTCGAGCTGGACGATGAACTCGTCAAACTTGGCTGGGTCTTTATAGAGGCCTGTACGCTTCACGCCAGCAGCTTGCAGGGCTTTCTTAATGACCTGCTTCATAGCTGGGTCAGTGGTGTCCTTCATACCGCGCTCGATCTTGTCGCGGTTCTTCTGCATCGTCGCCTCATCCTTCATGTCCTCAAAAGGACGTCCAGTGAGACGGTTCCACATACGCATCCACCAGATGTCCATCGTCAGTGGATCGTAGTTGCCACGGATGTTCTGGTAGAAGCCCTGGCCGATCTTGGGGCCGAGGATGTAGGAGCCTTTGACGACTTCGTTCATACCTTCGCTGGAAGGTACGCTGATGTCTGTGCCATTTGCTTCGTTGAATGCATCAATGAAGTTGATTAGTTGGCGTACTGTGTAGTCGTTGTCTAGGAACTGGCCGACAGGCATGTTCTGACCGCTGGCGTTCCACTGATTGAAGAAGTCAAATGCTGCAACCATCGAAGCATTACGCTCACCGCCTTTGATAAAGGTCGATGTAGGCATGACGCCGTTGTCCATGAAGTAGCGGAAAACCTCGAGGGCATACTCGAAGTTGTCAGCTACAGCCTGGCCGTTAGATGTCACTGCCAGCGCAAAGTCGAATGCTTGCTCAGCCTCGGGTGACTGCAGGACACGTGGCTCGACGATGGCGACAACCTGCTTAGCTGCTTTCAGCTTACGGTCGTACCAGCCAATAGCGTTACCATCCTGCTCGAGGTTGTAGGCCGCTTCGGTTGCCATCATGGCTGCGATACGCTCGAGGTTCTCTTCTGTGAGCTCGAGCGGCTGTACGTCTGCTTCAGATCCCTCGTAACGATCCTGGAGGTGCTGAGCTGCTTCTACCAGGGTGCGCTTCTTCTCAGGCTTAAACGTGCCTTCACGCATTTCCCTGACTTGCTCTGGTGTCGGACGGACATCGAGGTTGGTCTTTGCATAGTCCGATTCAGGAATATCGAAGACGTTGTAGTTAAACAACGCAGGGCCGCCGGACATTTGGTTGATCTCTGGCTCACCCTCAGGCTCGATACGAATGGTGTCGTAGAGCGGGTGGACACGACCGGCGATCTTGATCTTACCGATCTCATTGCCTGGCTTGATGATGCCAAAGCCACGCGGACGCATGGTCGGCTGCTGAGCTTCGGTGCCATCCTTCTTGAGAGGCTTGCGGTAGAGCTCAGTCGGGACGTCTGCCTCGTACTGGACTGCAAAGTAGTGCTTGCTGCTATCCTCAACGGCGACGATAGATCCTTCGTGGCCTGTCGGGTTCTCGACCATCTTGTAGCGGTCAGGACGGACAGCATTACTGTACCAACGCTTGCCGAGCTGCTTTGTAGGCTCACCGACCTGGTCAGGATCTACTTCCATCTTTGGCCGGCCATTCGGGCCAATATAGACACGAGCGCCGTTGTAAGTCTGGCCTGTCACGGTCTCACCATCGGCCACATACTGGCCTTCGGGCACGTCCATGTTGTCGATTGCGCGGAATAGCTTGCGTGTTTTCGGGAAGATCGACAGACCTTCACCAAAGTCAGGCACTGCCATTTGGTTGATTTCAGGTTCAGCAGACATGCCCTCAATCGCCGCAGGAGCCTCACTGGTGGCCTTCGCGTTTTGCTGTACCCTTACCCGCTCAACATACGGCAATACGTACTTGGTGATTACACCAGGATCTGATGCCCTATTCAGTGCGTCCTGTAGGTATGCCTCGGCGGTCTCAAGCGGCGCCCTGGTCAGATCCATGCGGAGCTTCTCGAGGGTCGATTTGGCGATAGAACGGTCGCCTTCACTGACTGTGTTGTCTGCATCGAGGGCTGCCTGGAGCTGGTCGTTCAGCGCCTGGTTGTCGCGGATGCCTTGTGCGACCGCTGCGGAGCGTTGTTGTTCTTGCGCTTCGTAGACAGCGAGCTGTCCTTGCACGATAGGTCGGTCACGTGTGGCCGGCGGGGTTGTCTTCGCCATCTCACGCTGCAGACGTTTAATCAGAAGGCCGACATTCTGGATCCTACCACCACGCTGGAGCGAGCGAATGGCGCTGCGAGCTGCGGGGCCGTAGGTTGGATCTGTGACAATGGACTTCAGGGCTCGGATGAGCTGCTGGGGGCTTAGGCCCAGCTCGTTAGACATGATCTGCTGCGGACTACCCTGCGGGTACTCAGTGTTCGAGTTCAGGATGTCCTGGTGCATGGCGCGGGTGCGAGCTCGAGCTGCATCACGGCGCTGCTGGTCTTGCGCTGCTGCTTCTTGGGCTGCCAGGACTTCTTGCCGGCGCTCGTCGCGTAGTGATGTGGCGTTAGGGTCTGGCTGGACACCTGGTTTTGCAGCGTTTTGCTGAATGAAGCGTTTGACGCGGCTGCGGCGACCTGTGACGGCATCGATGGCACGTCCAGCGCCGGCAAGGGCTGCCTGTCCTGCAAGGCTGGCACCACCAGTCTGGACGGCTGCGCCGCCTGAGACCAATGGACGGAGAAGGCGCTCAGTTGCGATGGCACCCCGGTCATAGCCGATGTTAGTGCCAAATGGCATGAACTGGTCGGTGATGCGGGACACGCCACCCTGGTAGCCGCTGTTGTGCAGCTCCGTCAGCTCGTTCATCTGGCGCATCAGACGCAGCATCTGCTGGCCTTCTGCTGTGTCGCCTGTCAGGCGCTCAATAGCATCGAATTCCTGCTTGCCTACCGTGTTCTTTGTCTTGTTACGCGCCTCACGCTGACCAGCTGCTGCAAGGACTTTGTCCAGGACTACAGACAGCTCATCAGTATCAGTGATACCAAGACGCTGACGTAGATCCCTGCCCATCTGCTTCAGCTCTTCAGCGAGCTGTACATGGGCTTTGTCTACTGCTTCGCGAGCGCCCTTTGTTGACGTCTTGTCGATGTCATTGAGGTTCAGGCCATTCTCTTGCGCGATGGTCTGAAGACGCCGTGCGAGATCCGCTGCACCTTCTGGATCTGTTGCTTGTGTTCCTGTCGGTAGGATAGCGCCGGCTGTATCTATGGCAGCTCTAGTGCCGCCACCAATCGTACCGCCGAGCATAAAGGCGTCACCGCCGCGCTCTACGAGCTCCTGGGCTGTGTAATCGCCGCCCTGGGTCATGGCGCCGGCAACCTGCAGGCCTTCCTGTGCGACTTCTGTGAGGCCCTCGCCTCGAGCTGACCTGGCGACCTGGGCTACAAAGTCCCTGGCAGCTTTGGTCTTGCCTTTCTTGGCGAGCTCTTCTGCCACCTGGCCGACAGTCATCTTAGCGAGCTTGTCTTTCGGGATGACCTTGCCGGCTCCGACTTTGTCCAGGATACCTGCGACCACACCAACTGCTGTGGCTGTGACAGGATCATAGTCGCCTGTGCGTTCTTCTTGTTCTTCTGCGCTTGCGCCTGTCTCCATCAGGACAGAACCACCGAGCGTTACACCACCGATGCCTAGTGCTGTGATAGGAGCGCCCAGCAATGCAGCAACACCAGCAGCACCTGTGCCTGCAATGGCTGCACCACCTGGTGCCAGGTTCTCGAGGACCTTTTCACCTAAGGCAGGGAAGAAGTCTTCTGTGCCGATGTAGCTTGTGAGGCTGTTGCCATATGTTGGCTGATAGCCGCCTGCGGCAATGTCTCTCTGCTGCTGCTCGACGATACCTGTACCAACGTCAGCGATGCCCTGGGAACCAACGAGGTTACCAACAGTCTCAATGCCCTTACCGGCCATGCGCTGTGCCTGGTCAACACCAAAAGCAAAGGCCCCATCGCGGGGGCCTTGTTGACGGAGCTGGCGATAAGCGTTTGCGACCGTGTCAAACTCAGGGGTGCCACGCTGGTTCTGGTTCGCGACGAGCCAGTCAGCGTAGGCCGAAAGCCTATCTGCCATGGAGACCTCTTTTAGTTGATGCCGACGATTGCGTCAGCGGCGCTGAGGTTACTATTGCCTGTGCCTGTTGGTGCTCCGGTGGACATTGAAGCACCTGGAGTATTCGAATGTGGCGGGATTGGGAGACCATTCATCCGCGCATATTCAATCTGTTGCGCTCTGATAGCCTCAACCGCTGCCTGGTAGTGGCGGCGAACCGCTCGGAGATTGACCAGGAAGTTCTCACGTGACTGTGACTGACGTAGGTTACCGAGCGACGCATTAAGCTGCGAGAGTTCACGCTCTGAGACCTGGCCGAGGGCACCACCAGTTGGTGAAGCGTCACGCATTGCCTGGAGACGGTCGAAACCAATGCTGGAGACAATAGTCTCAATATCCATCGCCGTGTCGTAAGCCGGGCTGCCAGGTACGATAGACATCACACTGCCGGTCGCGCCTGTGACGTTGTCGAAAGGATTGATCCAGTCATCTGATGCTTCGGATACACGTCCTTCGATGCGGTCAATCGCGCTTAGAACAACTGGAGTGTATGGAGATTGCTGTGGAGCGCCTTTAGATTTGGATTTACCTGCAGCTTTTGCCAGGGACTGGTTGTACTTAGCAATGGCGTCCTGTTCTGCGGCTTTGTAGGCACCGTATGCCTCACCCATGCCGGCAAGGCCTTGCAGACCACCCTGAGCAGATCCACGCAGACCTGCAGCGCCCATAGCAATCATGAGGTCGTTAATGCTGCCACGAGGCGGCTGCATCATTGATTGCTGCTGAGAACGCTGGGGTGGTGGGGTTCTGCCGGCTAGGGGTGTGGTGTCGCGCCGGCCTGGAGGGATGCCTTCTGTGATTGGGATTGTCAGACTTCCATCCGGTTGACGGACCGCACTATATTCATCCTGCGCCAACAGCGCGGGATTTGGAGACTGTGCGTTGGCTGCGCCAATCATGGAAGGTGCAGCGCCGGTAGCTTCAGCCATCTTCCTGTTCATCTGCTCGTTAGCAATCTGCTCAGCTGCTGCCCTAGCCATAGGGTTTCCGTTCTGGCCCATAGCTTCCAGGATGGCTGCCTGTTGGGGATCAAATGCCATACCCAGGAACGTCGTGTTAGACATCTCAGGCTCCTGCTGCTGTTGTTCATTGTAGTTTTCGTTGAGGTACGCGGCTGCTCTCTTGATGTAGCTCTGGGTCCTGGGACCCAGCTCCTCAATGTTTGCGCCGCGAGCCACCCACCCTTTTGCAAAAGTAGGGCCAGCCGTGAAGGCAACCAGCTGCTCAAGCGGCGTCTTAAAACCTAGTTCCTCAGAATAACCTGTGACGTAACGACCTGCGAGATTTCTCGCGCTGTTGTATTCCAAGACATCGTTGAGAGGGATGTCACGAGGCATCCCATAACCCATGTCATGAAGGTTTTGAGGAAGAAACTGGTAAGGGCCGCGAGCTCCATCGTCAGACGTTGCTGTGAGCTGCTGAGCGCGGGGTAGATGGCCTACTTCTGCGTGGTTGATAGCATCGAGCAGGTACGGGAGCGGTACAGAGGAGTCAGACAGAATGCCTAGAGACATTATCGGCCCCTGGTATAGCCGTATCCTTGATACGCGGGTGCGTTGATAAAGGAGGGGCCACGGTTTGCTGTCAAAGGGGAAGGTTGACTGAAGTAATCAGCGATATTACCCCCAAAACCAGCTCCCATCATCGCCCCGCTCATCATTGAGGTGTATGGGTTTGCTGTGCTTGGGCGTACCTGGCCAATTTGACCAAGACCGCCTAGCAGAGTATTCATGTTACTGAGCTGTCCCATGGCAAAATCACGGTCACGCACAAACTGGTCGCGATCTGCATCAAGCTGCCCCTGATCATTCATCTGGAGCATACCCCCTGCATTTGCCAACGCCTCAGCGCCGGCAGGAACCAAGCTCCTACCCATACCAAAGACATCAGCCAGACCTTGGTTGGCCCTCATGGCCATACCAAAATCATTCTGATTACTGGTTAAGTATTGATTGGTTAGGTTCCGGCCAACATCAGATGCGACATCAGCGCGGCGGTCGTTGTAGGAACGCTCTGCAATGGCTTCTGCAACGCCTGCGCGTGACGAATTGGTGTTGTTGGTTGCTGATGCACCTATACCAATGCCAGGAAGCGTCTGCTCTTGGAGTTGACGAGTGCTGTCGCGCATTGCTGCATCGACCATAGCCTGTGCTTGTGGACTATTGGTGGCGTAGTTTACGGCAGCGTCGAGGCTGTTACCACTCGCTCGGTTATACAGATCCTGCATGTTTTGACCGTAGGAACTGCCAACATTCATGAAGTTGTTACCGTAGCCCATCGCGGTGTTACCAAACCCGGTCATGCCGGAAATGCCAGCGAGCTGTGTGTCGTTGAGGCCGGCAAAGGTAGGACCGCTGTAAGCTCCTGTAGCCAGAGAATCGCCTAGGGCGCCCTGAGCTTGCTCAAAGAGCTTTTGGTAGTAAGGCTCCTTAAGCATGTAAGGGCGAGCTTGCATGTCTACGGCATAGCGATCTGCTCCGGCCTGGTGCTTGGCGGCCTTGTTGCCAAACATACCGCCGATAGCTGATCCGATTACCGGTCCGGCAATAGACGCTGCTACTTGACCCATGACGGATCCTCCATGATGTAAATCTGCATACCAGGGTGACCTGGGATATTGGCTCTGAAGCGAAAGCCTAGGAGCTTAATAAACTTCCTGAGCTTCTTGCTGTTACAGAGCACAAACAATGGTTGGTTTCTTAGCTGCATGAGCTGACGAAGGTCGCTTGCGTATTGACGCCTAACTTTCGTTGTCCAGGGAACAAACACTTCAGAGTGCGCGAAAGTGATACGGCCTACTTCCCTGGTGTCCATGATTTCGTAGGTGATGACATATTCAGGGCGTAAGACCACTGGGGTCTTTACGGTCATACTGCTACCCAGGCAGTTCCGTTGTAGACCATGAGCCCTGTACTACCGTCGCCCAGGGGATCCCAACCTGTGACGGCGTAGCGGACCATGCCTTTCACAGGGTTTTCTGGTGCGTTATCGGCAACCTGAATAGAAGCGTCTGCCAGGCTCGAAATGGCCTGTTCGACACGCTGCAGTTCGTCTGTGATGTACTTACGGACGCCTTCCTCTAGCTCTGGGTACTGGCGACGTGAGTATTTACTAACCAGGAGGTTAGTCTTGGCGTTAAGAGACATCAGCGCCTCCCAGTGGGCACGACATCCAGATCAAAGCCTGAAAACTCGAAGTCTTTGCTGTCTGGGATAGTGATTTCATAGGCCAAATAGCGGCCTGCTGCCCGGCTATCGATTTTATGGTCTGTTCCCATGTTGAATGTCTGAGTAGATCCATAAGTCGGGGTGCCAGTTGGGATATCTGACGCACCAAACCGGAATTGCAGCGTTTTACTTTCGTTTTTGGTGTCTGCTTGGGGAAAAATGCGGTTTACCACGACGTAACTAGACGCAGCTGATCCGGCTTCATCCAGGTCCAGGCCTACACGCTCTAAAACTGCAGGCTTTGTGGCTTCAGTATCCAGCTGGAAAGACAGTCTGCCCTCATCAGCAAGGTCCAAAGCATACAGCTTGTCACTTGTCAGGCCGTCTGCAGTGTTATCTTCACCAACCTGGAGTGTATGACGGTCGAAGTTGTCTTCTTGGTCGTAATATGACCCACCAACCAGCTCATAAGTGAGGTTAGCCGCGGTGGTGTAGGTAGCGACAGAATTCACGTTTGCTGTGGTGCCGGCTGAAACATTAGGCAGATCGTAGAATGACCAGGTGTTGTTCCGGTAGTTGTAGACCGCAGCTCTGTTACAGCGGGTTGCATTCGGAAAAGACACATATTGGTCGCCAGACAAGTAGCAGAAGTAGATCTCGTTCAAAGCTTCGTTGTGCTGGACGAAACAAACATCGGACTGCTTCACATTCAGGGCCTGGAAGATGAAAGACTTTACGCGCTCATCACAGAGGCTTTGGCGGGTGGTACCATCGTGCACGTAGATGTCGTCGTTATCGAACACATAATGCTTTCCCTCAACCTCGACCAAACAGTTTTGGTTGATGATGCCTGCATCAGTGAAAAGCTTGCGGAAGTTGAAGATGAAGGTGCCACCAACGAATTCCATAGACCACACCTGGTCACTGGAATAGATGATGAAGTTGGAGCCAAGGGTGCCACCATCAACGATTGCGGTCTGCATCTGCACCAGGTCGTTGAAGCCGGCGCTCTTGGTGGTGTCTGTAGCATCCCAGCTGTCAGGCACGTTGTTTGCCGTGACAAGGTTCGAGAAACGTATTCTGTTGGGGTAGCTGGTAGATCCCTCGGTGATCTTCAGGGCAATGAGGAAGTCGCCGTAGGAACGCAGAGCCCCACAGCGCCAGGTGCTATCCCAGTTGGGCAGGTCAGAGAAGTTGGTCGCAGCTGGCAGCCTGTGGACTGGCACACGATCCTCGCGGTTGATGTAGACAACATCAGCCAGGCTGGTGCCTGTGAATGGGCGGGGGTCTGAGCTGCCAGTGATGGAACCGCTGCGATCAATGACTGTACCACTTGCGTACTCGCGGATCGAAAAGGCATCAGACACCATCAGCACAGTGTCATATCCTGTGGCCGGCGTGAGGCCATATGCGAAACGTGGGGTGAAGCCAAGGGTATCTTTGACATTACGAGTGACAGGGCCCCTCGAGACCTTGCCTTCGTCGAAGCGGATGTTGATAGCCCTGGTGTAGCCGTTGATAGGCACGTTGTAACCGGAGACGTCTGTGATGACACCTACGGAGCCAAGGTCACGCACAGGGATGATGCTCATGTCTCTAAACTCCGGTGGCAGGTGGAAGCTGCAAGTTCAGCTCGGCTTGCTTAAGCTGCTGCAGGTTCTCTTGGTTAGCGACCACCATTTCATTACGGAATGACTCGACGGCAGCTCCTGTGGATCTGGACTGCTGAGCGTTCTCGATGAGAAGCACAGGCAGCCAGGCCATGGCACACCCCCACTCCTCTGTGGGCTCTCCGGTGTTGGGGTTCTGACCTTGGATCTTCATGAACCAGGCACAGTCGAATTGCTTGCAAGGCTCGAAGCCGTTGAGAGGACAGTTGTCCTTTACCTCGAGCTTCATGGGTTAGTCCTTAGACGCGATGATTGTATCGACGTACTGGGGTGCAAAATCGGTCGCTGTTCCGGTGAACGCAGAGGACGCCGAGCCAGACCAGCCGTGGTTGTGGCCTTGGCTACCACCAACACTTGACGACAAACCGGCATCCGCTACTGAGGTTGACCCAGAAAGAGTGTATTCGTGGTTTGTATTGGCAAATACGTAGCCTTCAGAAATATAGGTTGTTGAATTGAAGGCCTGCCGCGCGCTTGTTGTCCCTAACTTAGCGAGAAAGTGTTGGTGAGCCGGGATCTGGCTGGTGGTAAGCGTGTGATTTGCGACGGTACCAGTGACTGACGTGTTCACCGAGCCTGCAGGGGTATAGGAGAAGGCCGAAGAAAAGGCATTGGTACCACCAGAAGACACTGTGCCGGTGACAACGCGGATTGTCTTGTCGTTGTGTGTGGTGTCCTTGGTCCAGCCTGTGGGTGCTGCGGTCTGCTGGAAGAGCAGCCTGGTGCCCTGGGGTGCAGGCAGTGAGCTCTCCAGGGTGGTGACACGAGCGTCCAGGCCGTTCAAGACGGTGTGGGTCGCGGTCATCGCCCCGGTGATACCAGGGAAAGACGCGAGGATGGTTGCCTTGAGAAGACGGAGGTGGTCGTCGGCCTGGGCCAGACCATCAGTGGCTACTGGGTTGGCCGAGTTGAGGCTATTGATGTACGTGCCGGACTCGAGTGCCATGGGGGATCCTTTTGTGAAACTGGGGCCCCTGCTTAAAGAGGCCGGACAACAACAACAACAACAACCCTTTAGTCCGACTTTGTGAAGTCGAGGTCGATTGAGACCCAGGGGGGCCTCGATCCAGGCAGCATGGGACCCGCTGAGCCCTGGGAACCACGTAAGCCGTTGTAATCGTTGGTGACTGAGGGGCATCTGATATCGGATCAGATGACCAAAGGGGGATGGCCTAGGGACATTAGGCCATTAGAGAACATTGACCGTGTGACACGGCATTCTTTGAAGAACAAATCGGGACATGACAGAACCTAAGCCAGACCCATGTCTGACCCATGTCCAACCTAAGTCAGACCCATGTCTGACCCATGTCAGACCTGTGATGACCCTTGTTGTCGAGGCCTGGGTCTGCTTTGGAAACAGGTTGTCTCCTAAGGGTAGACTTAAGTAGTCAAAAGGGGCATATGATGTAGGCAGTGGCCTGGGAGACACTCCTACTAGTGGAGGTTCCCGGGTCACGCCCTTGTCAGACAACACCTTACATATTGCGGTTCACAGAGAGCCCTGGTGGCCGCAGTTCATATGCAGGTGGTGGCATCGTCTTCTCTTTGGTCTTCATCGCACACTTAGCACACAGGTGGTCTGTGTCGCGGATGGTGACGTCTGCCGGCTGGGTACGGCATTGCATACAGTCTGGTCTCACTCGCATTGCTTTTGTCCTGTTGCTGGGTCAATGAAGCAGGCCTCAGCCTTGGGCTCATCCTCGGTCTTCACTTCGTTGAGGATGCCGTAGCGTTTGCCGGCAGCGCGGAACGTAGTGATGCCAGAGCATCCACCTTTCCAGGCCTTGTAATAGAGCTGCTTGAACTCATCGAAGGTGACATCATCACCGACGTTGCAGGTCTTACTGACGGCGCTATCGACGTACTTGGATGCCATAATCAGGACATCGACGTGCTCGTCTGCCGTGATCTCGTTGGCTGTCCTGCCGGCATAGCCTTGACGATATGCGTAGTCGTCCACACGCTCTACTTGGTGACCATCGAACTGCTGGATGCTGCGGTCGTAGTAGAGGCTGAACGGTGGCTCGATGCCGCTGCTGACGTTGTCTGCAGTCAGGCTGATTGTGCCGGTCGGGGCGATGGACAGCAGGTGGCTGTTCCTAGTGCCGTAGACTGAGATCTCGTCTTGCAGCCACTGTGGTAGCGTCTTGATGAAGGCGCTGTTGCTGTAGTCTTCGTGGTTCCACAGCGGGAACGGACCTTTCTCCTGAGCCAGCTTGCAGCTCGTATGGTAGGCGTTGTCACGCAGGGTCTGTAGCACCAACTCTGCCCAGTCCATGAACTGCTCACTAGCATATGGTAGGTCCAGCATTTCGCCAGCGTTGGCCAGGCCAGTGACACCCAGGCCCATGCGCCGCTTCTGTTGTGCTTCGATACGCTGTGCCTCGAGTGGATAGATCGTCCGGTCTATCACGTTGTCCATAGCTCTAACGACCACTGCGATGTCGGCTTTGAATTGCTCAAGGTCGAAC